CCATCAGTTACCGTAGTTATTGCCTGACCGTTGTATCTGGTGATTAAATATGACATCTCTATAGTTCCTTGTTTTAGTATTTATTCTCTTATTACTGCTGGCTTGCAACCCAAGTGGCCAGTTTAGCTAATCCTTCGTCATCATACCCATACAATTCAGGGTAAAGACTGATCCAGATAGTCGAAAGTTCAGGCACTATTGCTTTGAATCTAAGTGTTGCTCTGCCACGATTTTCTAATTTAAATGTAACTGATGCTCCGTTTGTTACAGATGTTTTGTATTCTGACGAAATTCCGTTGTTTATGCTGATGGGAAACTCAAGTTTGTTCATGTTTTTAATCTGAATTTCAGTAATGTCGGGCCATACTGTTCCATCCTGGTCCACAATTTTAGGAACTAAGGTAATTAGATTATCAACACCAACAATTGCGCCACGCTTGCCATCAAGATAGGTATTGGGTCCAAAATCAACTAAAACTTTTCTAAGTTTGATAGTGTTTTGTTCTGTCCAAAAAACCAACTGTCCTGGATTAACAATACTTTCAGCAATGTTATCATGCATCTCTTTACTGATAGTTCCAAGATAATGACTTACAATATACTCATCAGGATGACTCAGTTCAACTATCGGTGCTATTGTACCAAACAAACCAGTAATTAATCTATTCACAGTCGAATACAAGATAGTATATGTTTTATCTTCAGTCCAATCAGTTGTTGTATTTGTGATGCTGTTGTCTGTTGTCATGCTATGATCCTTGTTGTCATTTTATCATATATTTTGTCGCAATGGTTGCACTCTGTTCCGCACACGGTTTTGCAATTGTTAGTCAGTTCATTAAAACCCAATTCAGTTATGTCGTTCACCAAAATGTTTGTTAAAAACACATCGCCGGTTGTGCTCAATAAATCTCCAAATCTGATATTTCCGCTTTGTTTTTGGTAAGCATCAATGACCCTAAACCATCTGTTGATTGGGAAACCTCTGCCCGCAATTTTTATTGTGTCGACTAACCCATCAAATTTAGATATATCGTTTGGCAGTGTGAACGCTGTTTTTAGCCACTCTGCGGGATTGTTGTTAAAATAACTAATACATCCTAATTTGTTATGCACGTTGTCTGTGATTTCTCTATTGTCTTGGAACTTTATCTGACTTATGATTAAATCATCCCATTGTTTCCATTTGCAATCCACAATGCAACCTTCGTTCACTAGCATGGTAATTTTAATGCCATGTTGGTTTCCGTAAGTTCTCATTTTTTTAAGAGTATCTAGATCCCTGTTTAAACTACGGTCAACAATAATACTGGTAATACCCAAAACTTCATGCATGAAAATAAAATCTTTTAGTGTGCGAACCAAGTTGTTAACACTGTTTTTTACTTCCAAGGTAGATTTGTGTATTTGGAAGTCTTTGGTGATGCCAGCTCTCAACAAATATGTGTTGTTTAAAGTCACCATGTCAACATCTATAGTCTTGACATGCTCAATGAGATCTGGAACTTTTTCGTAAAAGTCATTTGAGTATACGCTGGGATTCACAAGATAATGAAGTTTGATTCCATATTGTTCTCTTACAGCATATAATTCGTCAAACATTTCTGTTCCGTTATATATGCTTCTTGCACTTCCAAATTTGTTGTCGCTGAAATACACATCTGAGATACTTTCAGTATCCAAACCTGACAATGCTTCAAGTATGCCTTGTGTGTATGGTATGCTAAATTTATGGGTTGTATACATTATTTGTCCTGCTTCCAATTCCGATCCAATTTGCTGTGATAGTTGTTCCGTGATACCAATGATCAGCACCGACAATGGCCATCTGTATAGTGAACTGCCCATATCGAGCATCATTTCTTTCATAAGCTAAAGGAAATACAAATACTGACCACTGTTGGGGTGCTAGGCCGTAATATTGAGTTCTAGTGTCATTAATTCTATTAAGGCTTGCGGCAACATTGAGATCGTAATTTCCTCGCCATGTTAAATCAGCAGGGTTGTTGCTTAGTCCCAAAAATGCACCAAGATCTATAGTGATGGATGCGATGCCAGTGTTGAAAGGACCATAATTCAGTTGTACGTCAGTTCTATTGTAAAATGTTGAACTGCTCCAGCCGCCATAACCAGGAACTACAGTAGCGTCAATATATCCAGATGTGTAGCCGCTACCTGAACCAGCAGTCATATACATGCTGATATTGCCCACAATAGTTTTTACAATGTTATTTAAATTATTGGTTAACCCACCGATGTTTACGGCTGTTGGAATAGATGGTTTATCACTTAAACTGTTGTAACTGCCACTTGTGGCAACTGCGGACAATACTGGACCATTGATAACTCCAGTGCTTGGGTTGTAAGACAATCCGCCTGAAACACTGATGGCAGATCTTGCTCTGCTGTCAGTATAGTATAAATTAGATCCTTCTGCAACTTGTGCTGTGGAAAAACTGATATTAGATGTACCGTCAAATGATGTGTTGTTAATTGTTCTAGGAGTAGCTAGTCTAGTTGCTGTGGTAGAATTGCCAGTCACAGCGCCAGTTACATTGCCAATAACATTGCCAGTTACATTGCCAACAACATTGCCAGTCACGTTACCAATTAAATTGCCTGCAAAATAATTTGTTGCTGTGTGTATAGTACCTGTTGCATTGCCTGCCACATTGCCTGCCACATTGCCAGTTACATTGCCAGTTACATTGCCAACAACATTGCCAACAACATTTCCGCTAACGTTGCCAGTATGAAATCCAGCAGTGCTTCCACTCACATTACCAGTCACATTACCAATTAAATTGCCTGCAAAATAATTTGTTGCTGTGTGTATTGCACCAGTTGCATTGCCCGCCATATTGCCAACAACATTACCAGTTAGATTACCCACTACAGGCCCAGTATGTGTGCCGGCAGTATTACCAGTTAGATTACCCACTACAGGCCCAGTATGTGTGCCGGCAGTATTACCAGTCACATTTCCATTTACATTGCCAGTGTGTATTCCAAAAGTATTACCAGTCACATCTCCGGTCACATTGCCCAACACTGCTCCAACATGTTGACCTGATGTATTGCCAGATAGATTTCCAGTCACATTGCCCACCACAGGACCAGTATGTGTTCCAACACTGGCGCCTGCTATATTGATATTCCAAGCAGTTGTATTGTTATCGTTAAAAACAAAATTGGTAGGTTTTCCGTTTACATTATACCATTCAACAAAACTAGCAACATTGGCTAAACTTGCTAAATCAGCTCGGTCAGCTTGAGTAGCATGATCAGCATCTATTGCACTGTCTGCTTTGCCAATAAATTTGCGGCCTCTGATATCAGCATTGACATCTCTTGCAACAATGGTATTTGATGCAGATGCTGTGGTGGCTGTGACATATGTTCCACCAAGGCTTAATGAATCTGCTTTTTGTGCTGTGGAATAAACATAACCTGCATATAAATTTTTAAATGCTAAAACACTGGATCCAAGATCTGTAGTTGAATTTGTACCAGGTAAAATATTGTTGTTTAACAACGTCAATGGTGTGTTTGTTACACTTCCAGTTGTTGTTTGAAAAGACATGTTACTGCCTGTGATATTTTTAATAGTGGGAATATTTGTTACACTATTAAAAATACTCAGCGTTGATCCAATACTCAATCCAGCATCAACAATCTTTACAACAGTGGGGAATTCAGGATTAGATATTGGTGCATAGAAAGCTGGTAAGTTAGTTCCCAGTTGGTCTGCATTAGTTGCAGTGCCGTGGTATTTCATGCTAGAATTAACTGTTATACCTTGATAAATTGTTGGAAATCCAGATATAGCAACACTTGGATTAAAATTAGCGTCGTTGCTTACTGCAAAAATAATATTACCGTTTGAGTATCCAAATTGTACTGCATGATAGTTGTTTACAGTGTCTTTGACTTTAACACTATGCATTTGTGTTTGACCGTAGCCAAACACGGACTCAGGCCCAACTAGAGTGTAACTTGTGCCGTTAAATATTTTTAATTGATCAGTTACTTGGTCATACCACATGTCGCCAGTGGTGACTGTGCTGGGAGTTGTTTGATTGGTACTTGTTGTAACATTGGTAACTGCTAAGGATTTCCAATTAGTACCATCGTACACATTGATTTTTAACACACCAGTGGTTGCATTATACCATAGTTGTCCGTCTAACGGTTTTGTTGGTGGAGATGTTTTGCTAAAATTATCTAATAAGTATACAAAATTTTCATTTTGCTTTTCTCCATAGCCAGCATAATTCTTACCAATTAAAGTAATATCGGTCACTGTGTTAATAGTGCCATCAGGCACTACTGCTATTTGATCTCCGTTAAATCTGTTTATGGTGTATGACATATCGCTCTCTTTTAGTATTCAATATTTATTGCTTACAGATTTGCCTGCCAGGTCCATGTGCCTGATTGCAAAGCAAACTGTCTTATCGAAGAATCATCTGTTACAAAAACTCTAACTATTGAAGTGTTTAAATGTTCGGTACTAGGAAATATTTTAGATAAAAAATCTGCGGCAATTTGTGTATTTGATCTTGCACCAATAGTTAACGCAATTGCTAATGGGATTGTTTTAACTAAAGTGTCCACATAGTCTTTATTAGTAGCATCAGTAGTGTTAACTGGCGTTGCTAGATTGATAATTGTTGAGTTGCTAACATTAACAGACCCAGTTCCTTTGGGATCTAGGATAACATCGCCGTTTGGATTAACTACATTAACATAGCTAATAGTATTTCCAGAGACACCAATATTTGATACTTGTAGTGATATCAATGTTCCTATACTGGTCAAGCCTGGCGCAGATATAATACCTGTTCCCAACATGTTATTTGATATTACATCAAATCCGTTTATTTTAAAAGTTTTTCCGCTGACTAAATTTACATGTTCTGAACTTGTCCAAGAAGCTGTGGAATTTACCCAATTAAATGTTTTGTCAGTAGTGCCTTTTAAGGTAATGCCACCGCCGTCAGCAGTTGAGTTTGTTGGAGTGGCAATTGACCCCAATTCAATATTTTTATCGTCAATAGTAAGAACCGTAGAATTTACAGTAGTGGTTGTTCCTTCAACTGTTAGATCTCCCCTAATACGTGCATTACCGTTAACATCCAAAGTTGATGTCGGAGAATCTGTGTAGATTCCAAAATTTTGAGTTGATGCATTTATGTATAGCGGATATTGTACTCCGCCGCTGCCAAGAAGTTGTATTTGAAAATTTTGATTGGTGGCATTTGACTTGACTTTAAACAGTGAAGAAGTAACATTTATTTCTGTGTTGGCATTGGGTCCTAATATCAAAGGTGTAAGATTCTGAATTGACAATGTACCAGTAGATTGAGAACTGTCAGTTGTTGATACAAACGATTCTGGAGTTTTTAAAGTGCCGTCTGCGGCTATTAAATTTTGAGCTTGCGATGCAGTAACATTAAACGCCATGCCAGATAACGAAGTTGCTGTAAAACCAACCTTAATTGTTCCAGAAATTCCAGCTATTGGACTTTTAGGTGTAAATGTATCTTTGCTAAAAATACCCAACAATGTTTGAGCAACAAACAAATACACAATAGTATGCTGTATGTCGTTTGAATCTAAAATATTCTCAACTGTAAATCCAGTGATGCCTTGATCCGCAGTATACAACGGTCCTGCTAATATTGTTGTTAGTCCGTCATTAAAATATAATTGTTGACGCACTGGATCAATCCACAAATCTCCAGATGCAATTCCGCTTGGTGCAGTTGATGAAACAATTGTGCCACCGCTTACTACAAATTGTGCGCCATTGTAAACTTTAAGACGATTTTCAGTAGTGTCAAACCATAATTGCCCTTTGAGTGGGTAGTTAGGTTGGGAAGAATTAGAAAAGTTTTCTAACAATTTAACAAAATTATCGTTAATAAAAACTCCGAAACCAGTTGAATTTTTACCTATTAATGTTAAATCCGTGGATAATTGATCTATTGATCCATCCACTACACTAGTTAACGCCGAGCCGTCTGACTTAGATATTGTATAACTCATTATATAACCCCAGTAAAGATAATGTAATTAATAGTTTGATATGGATTCATAACACTGACTGGCTGACCCGTTGTGGATGAAATTACACTACCGCTGTTTGGCAATCCTGATCCAGTACTAGAAGCTGGCAATCCTAATCCTGCAATTGCATTTGGATCCGAACCAGCATTTGGTATTCCGGCAGCATAATATTGAGCACTGGCACTACTAAGATTATGTTTATGATCTGGAATGTTTGATACTGAAAGAGTTACTTGTTGAACTCCAGTTCCTGATCCAACTAGATCTGCTGTTACATCCGTTACCCTGTCAGCTGGGCCGCCGCCTGCATCAACTAAGGTTCCCGACCCGTCTTTGTATGGAACTGTTAAACTATTATCCATGTTGTCACGGCCTAACGGAAATCTTCCTCGTAGATCAGGAAGTGCAAAAGAACTTTGGCCGTTTAACAGTGATGCCGCTTTGTAAGTGTATCCGATTATTGCAAACAATGTGGGATAAACAGAAATTCGAACTTCACTGCCATCACATAGTAAGTAACCTGTTGGAACTATAGTTCCTGCAAATGGCATAATAACGCCTGGTGGAACTGTGGCCACATGATTAAGTAATGTTTGCTTAGTCATGTTTAACAATCCAGTACCAGGTCTAAATACTAAAAATTCATCTGTTAAATTAGAATCAGTTGCTGAGGGTTTGTTGGTAATTAAGTTTGAACTAATTGTGGTTGAAAATACCGCAGTACCGTTTGCACTTTGGCCATCAAAACTAACAATATTACTTAGAACGTCACCCACCATACTAAATGCTGTTGGGCTAGATAATTTAGCGGCAGAGCCGTTTACACTACCTGCGAGTGATCCAGTAAAGGAACCATTAAATGTTCCTACAAAGTTTTGAGCATATATATTTCTAAATTTTCTTGTAGCACTGCCAATGTCGTATAACCCATCTGCTGAGTCTGAGCCTGGCAACATAATTGCTCCGGCACTGGGATTGCCACTGATTAAATTATTAACTAAAATATTTCCGTAAGCAGAAACTGTTCCGCCAAAATTGGAATTCAAAGCAACCGACAGGCCACCTCTTGTCTTAATACTTCCAGTTACACTGCTCCAAACAGTTGTTGGAGTGTACACAGAATTTGTTGTTCCTGTAACATCTAAGCCTGTACTTACTGTAATTAAGCCAGAAACATCTAGAGTAGAAACAGGAGACGTGTTGTTTGGACCAATTCCCACTTTGCCGGTTGCATCTAGATAGATAACTGATTGAGTTACTCCGTTGTTGTTCAAACTAAAATTGATACTGTTACCACTATTTTTAGAATAAAATACAGTGGAGTTGCCACTAGTTCCTATGTTAAAACTTAAATCACTACCAACGCTGATGCCGCCGTTTGATCGAACACTTAGCGGAAAATTAGTAACACTAGATGCATCAGATCTTAAAAAATTTGCAGAAGAAATTACATTAGTTCCAATTAGTAATCCATCTGCTGATGTTGCTGTTCCGTGAAATCTTGATAAATTTCCAGTTGTTGTATTATCAATCTGACTTAAATTTACACCCTGATTTATTGTTGTGAATCCTTGAATTGATAACTTAGGTGTGAATGTATCTTTGCTAATGATTGAGATAGGATAACTTGTTCCAGATGGTGCGGTGGATGCATACAAACTAATTACGCTGTGTGTAATATTGTTGGTGTCTATGATACTTTCAACCACAGGGCCGGTTAACGATCCTTGTGCAAACTGTGGACCCACTAACAACCAGTTAGATCCTGAAAACAAGTATAACTGACTATTTGCAGTGTCTACCCACAAATCCCCTTGCAAACTATTAGCAACTGCTGGGGCACTTGATGCTTTTTTCAACGATCCTGAATTATTCCAAATTGTGCCATCGTATACTTTAAGTGTGCTTACACTTGTGTCGTACCATAGTTGTCCTTGTACAGGATTATTAGGTGCTGTGCTGTTTGCAAAATTTTCTAGTAAATGTAAAAAATCATTAGCAATAATAGAACCATAACCTGCATAGTTACGTCCCACAAACGTCAAACTAGTTTGGTTATTAAGACTTTGATCTTGAACAGTTAATGGTTGTTTTGCAGGATTATTTGATTCTGTAAAAGTAACTTGATAAGTCATTGTTTACACTCCTACCAAACCGGTTAGGCTCTGTATACGCACTGTGTAATCTATTTGAATTAAACGATTTAAACTTTTTAACACAGGATGAAAAATCACATGTGTTAACAACAGTGTTGATCCGTCTGATTTATAACTTTGTAAACCAAGTTCATCAAATACAAAAGTACTTTCGGTGTTGGTTGCAGTATCAAATGCACTTTGTCCGCCGGGCTCGCCGTAATCTAAAAGACAAGTGACAAATATATCAGTATAATTAGTACCAGTTACGTGACGACTTTCAATGAAATTTCTTGTTGGATCAGTGTTTGTACTTGAGTTGTTGTTCACGACTTTAGCATACGTTTGATTATAAAGGCTGGCATTTGTACCACTGCTGTTTGGTGTTAGATAAGTGATAATCCCTGTTGGATCAATAGCTGTTCCGCCATTACCAAATGCCATTTTATAGATAAAGCCCTGGCCACTGTTAGCCATACTTTCTGCTAGGGCAATACTGATATTTTCGTAGTGAATTGCATTGCGTTTATCAATATAAACTTCAGCGGAAACAGGGTCATAAATCTTAATATGACCTTCTATATGAATTCCAGTTGCGTCTTTAGTCTGCATATCAATCTCTCTTTATCATGTATTTATTCGTTTGTATAATGTGGTAGTTTATTGTCAACTGTCTGTTAAATTTTTGCATGTAGTTACACTATTTGTTACACTATATTGATAACGTTGCCCATACCGCTGTGTAATGTACACTGATAATACAGGGTTGAAGGGGCATTCATAGGCACTATAAATGTCTGGGTGCCAGTTTGACTGCCGCTGACACCAGAGGTATAAGCACTGCCACCATTGCTGACTCTGATTGCAAATGGGTGGGTACCGCCTGTGGTATTGACAAACGTGTAGGTGAATCCTTTATAGAGGTAAAGTACAGGATCAGTGGTATTGCCTGACTCTATACCGGGTCCACTGAATGTGTAATTAGTGCTGTCACTGGCTGATATTGACCATGATATACCGCTACCTGCATACTGTGGTATATTTAAAGTGTTGCTGGTAAACGTGGCAGCACCGCTGGATCCAGTTGTGGTTAATGTGATAGGTGCTTGATAATCAGTACCTGCTGTGGCAGCTGATATAGCAGTAGCATTGCCTTTTAATATGCCAGTGATGCTGGTTGCAATTGTGATAGCAGGAGTTGTGGTGCTGGTTGCCACTGTTCCAGTAAATCCATTTGCACTGACCACACTTGTTGATGTCACCGTACCACTGCCGCTACCACTTGCAACTGTACTTGGAATCCACTGACTTGTACTAGTTTGCCAAGTTAATACTTGTCCGTTTGTGGGTGTTGCACTGGATGTGTCAACATCACTTAAAGCATTGATGCTGGTAGCAGAATATGCTGCCGGAACATCACTGGCATTGGCCAGTGCTAACCAAGCGCCGTTGTGTGCAAAATACATTTTTCCATCTGAATGGCTATGTGCTATGGCTCCGTGATAAGTAGTGGCACTTGGAAATGCTGCCTGATTATCATAATGGAAAGGAATAACACTACCTGCAATTGGTGCAATAATTGCTCCAAGATCCGTAATTGTCACTAGAGAATTTTGCAGTAATTTTCCTGTGGTAGCATCAAATCTTGTGATTGCATTGTCTGTTGCTGTGGCTGGGCCAACTACATTTCCTACATACTGCGGTATGTTCAAGGTGTTAGCACTGAATGTGGCGGCGCCGCTTGAACCAATAGTGGTCAGAGTAATAGGTGCTTGGTAGTCAGTGCCAGCAGTAGCGGCTGATATGGCAGTGCCATTGCCTTTCAACACACCAGTGATACTGGTTGTGATTGTGATTGCAGGAGTTGAACTGGCAGTGGCCACAGTGCCAGTAAATCCATTTGCAGAAGCAACACTTACAGTAGTAACTGTGCCAGCGCCAGCGCCGCCAGCGGTAGCATCAGCATCATTGATCCATTGCGAGCCGTTGTATTTTAATATTTGTCCGGCACTTGGGGTAGTAATAGTGACACCAGTCAATGTACTTAAACTGCTTGGAATAGAGGGCTTGTTAGTTAAGTCAGTATAACTTCCACTGAACAATGCGGGCTTGTTAAGAACAACACCTAACCCGTTAACTGCTGTCCAATCACTCTGTACTTGTGCGGCTGGAATAGAAGGCTTGTTGATTAAATTATTATAATCGGTAGTTCCGCCAGTGACCGTTGCCCAACTTAACGAAGTACCATCTGTTGTTAAAAATTTTCCACTGTTGCTGTTTTGACTTGGCAAACCGTTGGTCAAATATAATTCAGTAAAATTAGCGTTTATCTTGATGCCCGCTTCAAGAAGGCTATCTCCTCTACCATCGTTGGGTACAATTCCTGTATTAATTAATTGTTGTGACATTCTTTTTATCCTTGATCAAATGTTATTGTTGTGTTATCGAATGATGTGTTGCTGTCAAAAGTAGTGACAGTGGTAGCAGTAGTAACTGTACTTATTTGTTTAAAGTCACTATACCAAATTCCAGGACTGGCTTTTAAAAATTCCGAAATTTTGCTAGTATCGTTTTGTATGTTAACAACGTTATCCCAAGCAATTCCAGTTCGTTTGACCACAGTGACCTGAGTTCCTGAATTTAATAAATTAGTTAATCTTATTCGGTTAGTTGTTCCGTCTACTGAAAAATCTGCATCAAGCTGAACATCGCCTTCGGGGCTGTAAGGGCTGTTATTCACATTGTGTACTTTGTACGGACTCTTTTTCAATCGTATATTTCCAATAAAGAATTTCCAGTTATCAGAATCTGTACTAAACACCGCTGAACTAATGTGGTTTACTATGCATCTGTAAGTATAAGATCCTACATTTACAATTGTTCCAATGGTGTAACTTGTAGCAGATGTCCAACTGGATCCCTGATCATAGCCGCCAACAAACACTTCAACGTCATCTGATTGGCCAAAATTTGCAGGAATTGCGCTTGAATATCCAGTGCCATAAGTCCAAGTAGTGCTAGATTTTTTTGGAGTAAACGGTAAATTTACAAAGGCAGTGCCGTCTGACAATATCTGTTCAGTGATTGAAGTTTCAATATACGGAACAGTTTCTGACGGGCCGATGTCTTGAACAAACGTTCCGTATGTGTTTAATGAATATGCACCTGTGCCCAACGTTCCTCTACGTAATTTTCCTAAAACATTTCCTTGTTTAGAGAAATATTCAATTCTTTCTCCTCGGATTTCAATTACACCTGGTCGATTAAGAACAGGATTTGGTACGTCAAAGTTGGTTGCATCAGCAAGCACAATGGTCAAATCGTTTAATTTTAAATTTCGAGCAAGTGTTGTTCGTTTGTTTAAACTTAGGCGTTTAAAATGAACACGATTCAGCATGTCTTTAAATTGCATGTATGCAATTCCAGATGTTAACACGTTACTACTAAAAGTAATCAAAGTTATTTTATCTGTAGAACTAGGTATGATTGCTAGCTGAATAGTTTCTTTATCATCGTTTAATTTGTAATCAATACTGGGAACTAATAGTGTTGTGTTTCTTATAACCCAAATATAATTGTCATCAATCACAGACCTATCTAATTTTACAGTTCCGTTGGAAATAGATGTGTACTCGTAAAACTCAATTGTGCCGGGCGTCAATTCAATATTAGATGTAACACTGACTGAAGTTCTTTCAATGTCCAATATATTATGATTGTAAGAACTAATAATTTCAACAACAGTTGCTAATGGATATACTGTTCCAAAAGTTATAGTGTTTAACGTAGAGTCATACACATAGCCGCTAGAAGATACCACACTAACTACTAATTGTTTTCCAGAATATATTGTGTACACTGCTCGATTAATTTTAACGGTGATGCCACTCAAATCTATAGTATAGTCAGATCCCAAATTTAATTTTACACCGTCAGCAAAAACATTTATTTGATCAACTGCTACAGAATATGGCAATGTCTTTTTAGAATCAAGAGTATAGTTTAGTCGATTACTACTAATTTTAAAATAACTGTTACTGGGTGCTGGAAGAATATTCTGTCCAGCCCGTACAATCATATTTGACTCATTTGGAAGTTTATTTCCAATAGAAAACACTAATGGATAAGTTGTGCTTGTGCCGTTTATTGCAATTTTTTCTGTTTTAGTTACTGCAAATGTTTGTTGATTGCCGCTAACAATAGTAAAATTAATTAAAGAATTTACAGGAGGAATTATTCCAAATCTTAACCCAACAGCGTTGGCAAACTCATATGTGCCGTCAGTTTTAAATAATTCAGGAGTATAAATTTCTCCATTAATATAAACTAAAGTTGTTAAAGAATCTTGCCAGGGAGCTTTTGTTATAAACTCGCTAGTTACACCGTCACCAATAAAATAGTCAAGGTCTAAGATATTTGAACCGTTAAATCCTATATTAAAGACTGTAACTAGTTGGCCAGTAGTGGGTGCTACTTTTAAACTAACTGTTTTGTTTTTATAATCAAGTGTGTAATCGTCATCAAGAGATTTTATATTGTTTCCAACTTTTACAATAATTGCTGTGTTGCTATTGGGGTAGATAGGTAAAGTAAAATCTTTGGTTGACCCGTTACCAATAAAATTACTAATTTTAATATTAGACGAACCTGATTGTGGTCTATCAAATACTTTAATAGCAACTGAATCCACTACCTGTCCTGGTACAACTTCTTCAGGTGCAGGACTACTAGTTGGTGTTACAAACCCATCACCGTCTACCAAGATATCGTCTGCTGCCAATCCTGTAGCAGTACTGTATGCAAGATCTCCACCTTTGATAGAAGTATCATAATCATTTTCTGAAGGCGCAACTGATCCGTCACTAGTGCTCTTACGTAAAATAAACACATCCCCTGTTGCAACTACAAATGTATTTGGAATTGTGAATGTAGCAGAACTGCCGTTTGACACAGGAGTAGTTAAAATTGCAGTTGTGTTAGTTTGTGCAGATGTTCCGTAAGCTGTATCGTCTAATCTAGTTGGATCAATTTTACCAGTAATATTAAGAACAACCCCAGAAGTTAACGGGCTAGTTAATGACAATGTTCCGTTAGCATTAATAATTATATCATTTGGTTCTACCAGCGTTCTGGTAGCTGTGATGTTTGTGTTATTTGGTATATTTGCATATAACACTTTGTTGATACTGATAGTTGTGCTATTGATGATTCCTGTAATTACTGTATCATATGTAAAGGTAGATACCGTAGCACAAGCCAACACATCACCAACATATAAAGTTGCGGTGTTGTTAACAGTTAGTTTAGTGCTACCAGCATAGTTATACGAGAATACCAAAGTTCCAGAAGGTGCGCTATCCGGTGCCGCGTTCAATAACACTGTGGTAGCATCAATAATTGCTGTCACAGTACGAGTCCGTGGAAAACCAGTTCCTTGAACTGCCATGCCAACCACTATACCAGTAGTGCTTGAAACTTTTAATGTGGTATCAAAGTTACCAGTTAACGCAGTTACAGATATACCAGCTGTAGGTACTGTGGTCACTGTGGTTGCAATTGGTGCGTTTGCAAGAATATTATAAGTAAATTCTGTTGATATTCCGTTCAGCGTGTAGGTATCAACATTGTTTTTTATGTGATAAATGTTAATTGCTGTCCCAGCTGTAGGAATATACGGCATTGTAAACGAATGTGTATTTGCGGCCACTGTTACAAAAAAATCATCAAATGTAGGATCAAAATTATCCCATTTATCTTGAAAGAATGGAGACGAATCCCAGCCGGCCAACACGTTGAATCCCAACCCGTTGACAACAACTCCGCCATAATCAATGCCAGTCATTAGTTGACTTAAATCTCTACCTAGCTGGCCAACTCCTGGAGTATAATGGTATTGTATTCTGTCAGATGCGTTTAATACCGTTTCATCAATGTTATAATTAATAACTACTGTTGAATTATTGGCAGGAGCATATCCTACTGCAAATGTTATTTGCCCATAGAAAGAAGTAAATCCTCTTGTAATTGATGTTATAGTTTTCAACGTGTAATTTTCTCTTAGCACTGGAATATTATTCACAGTGACACTGGATTTGCCAACACGTATATCCGGAGCCCATTTTAAATTAAATTGTAATGTACTACCGTTACCTGCATACGTTTCAACTTGCTTAATTTGTGTTACATAATTTGTTTGAGTTGTTCTATCGAATTTAATTCCAATATGAGCAGATCTCACAACGCTATTTCCAATTATTGCAATTGCTTTTGCTTGTGTACCAGTAACAGAATATCCGCCATCAATAGTAATCACAGGAGTTTGTAAATATCCAGTTCCGGAGGTTAATAATATAATCCTATTAACTTTTCCATTAGTAAAAAATGCTCTGGCTGTGGCGCCGGTACCGGTTGGACTAGTAATTGTCACTGTTGGTGCTAAAAAGTATCCCGAACCACCGTCAACAATTACTATTTCAGTAATGCTAAATCCATTATTATCTAACCAGAATTTCCACGGATAATTTTGTATACCTGCGTTGTCTGATTGTATAACTCCGTTGTTTACTGTAACATTGATTAATTCAATATTTCCAGTAGTATTGTTATAAATTGGCTGTAAATCAAAATCAGTTATTGGTAATTGTGCAGTATCTATTCCGTCATAGTTACTAACATATTCTCTAATTTTAGTTTTATAGGGCTTCACTTCATTTACATAATCTTCAAAATTGGATAAATTATCAACAGGATAGTTTACTGGCTGATCAAGCTGGCCTATATTGTGTTGAGTTTTTACAAAACTAGTTTTAAAAATCCAATCTATATATAGTTGTTCGCTAAAAACATATCGAATGCTTTCAAAAAATAAATCTAAATAATTTTGTTTTAATTCGTTGATAAAGATTTTATTTTTAACTACATTTAAAATAGTTTTTAATTCAACACTGGCAACAACGTCAAACGAATCACCGTCGTATGTGCTTGAATCATATCCCACATTGGTACCAGTAAATTGATACAACGATGGACTTAACTGAATTGTGCCGTTTTCTATTCCAATAACCCGATAAGATGCAGTCCAGTCAACACTGGTTGAATTATTATATTTTTCTACAAGTAGCCAACCTCCTGCGTTGGCAACTCTTACTTTAACAATATCTCCAATAGTGGAATCAATTGAATTTAGATTAACAAATGTGTTAACTGCGTAGTCTGGACTTACAAACTGATTGAATCCAGTTGCATACCAATCAACATATTTCCAATATTGTCTTACATCGTAGCTTTGTGTCAATGTGCGCGACCAAACTTTATAGATATTATCATAGGAATATATGCTCCAGCGGTCAGACGCTTGTGTATCGCTGTGTACTAATACAGAATAATTTCTAACTGACAATTTAGTTGTGTGTCCGTATCCCTCGCCTTGTGATGATATAGTCACTCCTGTAACTTGTCCAAGTGTGTTTATGGTTGTTTTAATTTCAGCACCAACTCCTGCACCAGAAATTTTCACAAACGGAGCAACTAGGTAACCTTTACCGCTGACGGTGATAAGAACATCTACTATTTTACCGTCAACAATAACTGGAGTTAACTTTGGTGGAATAAACCCAGTTATGTTTGCGTATCCTAGTTCTAAATCAGTATCTAATACAGTATCATATAAACCGTAAACAATATTTGGTTCTTGATCAAACGAATCTAAATCAGAAATATCGCTGTTTTCTGCAATTTGTTCTGTGATGAACAATCGATTTGCAGTTTCAACAAATTGTTTAAGTGCTTCAAATCTGTTTACAAACATGCTTTGTCTTGGTCTGTTTTCAATACCGTATTTTAATTTGTCAGGCAAAGACATATCAGGAACCAATAATCCCTTGCTGTCTGTGCCACTTAAACTGTCAAACCATTTTTGTTCTATCATGTTTGGAATATTACTTGTAGGATCAGTACTGATTAGTTTATACTGATTGTGAATATTTTGATCAGTGATTCCAGTAGTCCAGTATTCAATCGATAATACAACATCTCTGTCATTTAAATAATTTTTAATATTTGTAAGACTGAACGAATTCAATCCAGTTAATGCAAGATAGCTATATGCTTGTCCCCGTGGATTAGAAATTAAACTAGAAACATCAGATGCTGATAATTTTCTTCCTACTACATCAGGAATAACTTTTTTATTCTTAACCCAGAAATAATATTTGTTTTTAAATGTCTTACTAATTTTATCATAAATTTGTTTTGTAGCATATACAGTGTCTCCGTAAAGAGACTGTCCACTAATATCCAAAGTGATACCAGCAGGTGTGTCTGCTTGTGCATCCCATTTGCTTGGTAACAAATTAGTTTCAACCCATTCATAGATATCAATAGTTGATCCAGTTGCTAGAGTATTCCACGTGCTGTTTCGATAAACTAAATTGGCATCGTAACTGTTAATAAATTTAGCATTACGTAAATCCCACCATAGGGTTCCTGTTTGAATTTCGCCCCAAGTGCTGGTCTCGTCAACGTTGACCTGAGATGTTCCTATTGAATAAGTTGCAGGATCATAAAATGTTTTGTATTTTATTTCTTCTTCAGCAGGCCCTGCAATTTTTCCCTGTAAAGGATCAATTGTGTCAAGGTAGGTGAGTAACTTTCCAGTAACTTTGTTATATAAGAAAACTGATTTAATCTTAGTAATGTCAGGCACTGCTACTTGTGTGGAATTAACACTCCAACTGTATTTTCCAGATAATTTTCCATAATTATACACAGTGCCAGAATTAACTACTGTACCAGTATCAGTAAACGGTGCTCCTACAAATATTTGATTAGATCCCACAGCAAATCCAATGCCGTATCCGTCATTTTGTAAGGTAGTAGTTGGTAATGTTTCACTCCAAACCCATTTGGAATTGTATCTATCATATACATCAATTCTTCCGCTATCTACATTTCGTATTCTAAACGATGTAGAATTTTTATCAAACGTTGTTTCCTTTTCGTCAAACGATGTACTTAAATATATGTCGCCTGCTTGACTGTAAATTACTAAAGTTTTGTCATCGTTCATGAACGATAACTTGGATCCAAATCTTCCTGAAGATTCTGGAAGATGTGGAATAATGTCTTGATACTTGATGTACTGGCCACTAGATTGTAATGCATATACATCAACTTCACCAGTTTGATTAATGGCAGATACAGTGGAAAAATCATCGCTAACAGCAAAATAGTTACCAGACGGCGTAATACTGATACTTTGGCCAAATGTGAGACTAGATCCAGTAATAGTTTGGATTAGTGATGGTAATGCACCACTATTATCATAAACATAAACTTTTCCAGTTGTGTTTCCATTTGACGCACTTACTAGCAGTTTGCTAAAATTATCATTAATTGCCAGCGAACTTGCATAGTTGTTCCCTATGACAGTGCCTGTTAGTGAAAACTGATTATCATATGCCCAGTCAGTTGTTACAAAGTTTAAAATACCGCTTGGGGTACTTGATGGATTTCCGCTTAATAATAAAGTTGTCGAACTTAATACACTTATTACATATTGTGTTCCTGAAAAACCAGTTCCTTGTACAAACATACCTTCTCTAATGCCCGAGGTAGATGTTACCACTATTGTAGAATTAGAACTACCAACTGGATTATATGCAGAACTTGCTTCAACAGAATCTGCATAATTTAATCTGTATATTTTTCCTCGAGTACTATCGTATCCAGTTGCACTAACATATAAACAGTTGTTACCAAACACCAAGGAAGAACCAAAGTTTTCTCCAGCGGCAGCTTGAGGGCTAACGATAGATGCTATAAAATTGTAATTATTATTAGGATCTTTTTCATACAAGGAAATTGCACCTTGTTCTAGTAACAACGAGTTTGTTCCGCCAAGATTAACTGGAATATATGATACTTTTTTCCAAGAAGAAATACCAACACCTGATACTGTGTTAACAGCCGTGATTGATACAGAATCAACAGTTACAATTAAATCATGAAGTATATCTCGCCCGCCAATATTGGATCCCAATATCTTGATTTTATCGCCAGCTAAGTATCCAGCGCCGCCAACATTCCTCACAAGTGTGTAACCAGTTAATGTCGGAGTAACATTAAATGTTGCTCCGGTTCCTAATATTACTTCTGCCGGTAACGACAAATAATTTTGTGCAGGCGTTGTGCCAATTACTGATACAGCAGTGATAGATTGTTCAATGGCTCCAGTTACTGTGATTATGATGTCGTTTACTGTGTCAACTCCGCCTACCGCAGTTCCAAGTATTTTTAATTTATTGCCAACCTTATAGCCTGCGCCGCCAGAAATCACCTTAACTGAAAACGTTGCTCCAGTCACAACAACTGTGAATCGAGCACCTTGTCCAATAGTTAATGAAGTTCCTAAAACATTGGTGTAAATTGACTGGATTGAATTATCTACTTGATAATATATTCCATTACTGTAAACAATATTTGCTGTTGAATAAGAGACCCCTTGGACATAATTTACAACAAATTTTGTTGCGGCATAGCTTGCTTTGGGAGATCCAACAGCCATCCATTTTTTATCATTTGAAAATGCAATAACAGTTGAATGTATGCCTGTGGAATTTAAATTTATGCTT